CCACATGGAAACCCTTGCGGGACTGCACAGCAAGCTGCGGACGGCGCTGCTGCTGGCGACTGCCCGCGAGCGCCTCACGGTGCCCACCCAACAGCACCTAGAAAAGGCTGAGGCTTGGGACCTGGAATGACCCTTGTTTTCAGGGGCCGGCGAGTTCTTTGTGAGGGGCCAGCAGTCGGCCGGGCTGCTGGCTCCTCGTGTTTTTCCACCGGCCTGTCGGAGGTGCGTGATGGACGATTGCCAGAATCGAGAACTGAAGGAGCTTCCCGTCCCCCCGTTCGTGGTCCTGTACCGCAACCAGGATGGCGCGATCGACAAGGTAACCCCTGAGATCGACGCGATGTTTCGTGACATGCAGGCGGCGCACCGCCACCTGAATATGTACCGTCCGCTGGGGGAGCACGAGTTCCTCACGCTCGAGGAGGTCGACACCCTCACCGGGCAGTCGACCGTGCACTCGGCGCTGACTGCCAAGACGATGCGCATGGTGATCACGGATCACGGCCCGCGTGCCATGCCCCGTGAGATGGCGGCGCTGTGGGACCAGGACTGCGACGACCCTGAATGTGGCTGCCACGAGGAGGGCGACGATGAGTAAGCCACTCTTCCGGCTGTACGTGGTGGGCCTGTCCGACGATGTGCAGCAGAGCGGTCGCTTCCGCCGGGCCAATGCCGGCGGTGGCAAGGGGTGCCTGTATGTGGGCAGCACAGCCCACACCGCAGAGCATCGGCTGGCCCAGCACAAGAGCGGCGTCCATGCCAATCGCGGCTGGGTCACCAAGTACGGGACAGGGTTGAGGACGGACCTCATGCCCAGCGTCACGTACCAGACACGGCAGGAGGCAGAGGCAGCTGAGGCTGCGCTGGCTGCTGCCCTCCGGAAGGAGGGGTACGGGGTATGGAGTCGATGAGTCTGATGGGCCTGGCCGCAAGCGCCAACCAGCTGGGGCGCTTGACGGAGCGCATGGGCAGGTTGCTGAGCAACCTGTCTCTGCTGGCCGCGACGGTGTCAGAGTCGGAAGACGCAGTCCGAAAGCTCGGCCCTGCGTCGGAGTGCCTGCGCACTCGCAGGGCGGAGTCGGAGCTCGCTGCCGCGAAGCTAGAGCTTGGAGTCAAGCAGTTCCGTCCCGAGTGGCGTGAGTTTTCGATGTCGATAGAGGAGCTTCTCGCCTCGCTCGAGGCGGCTCCCCTGCTCGAGGTTTGTCCTGACTGAAAGGAGATTCTGTGATTACGCAATCAGATATCGAGAAGTGTGAGGCGCTGGAGCGCAGGGCGTGGGAGCTGCAGTGCAAGGCACAGAGCGCCACCGCCTACCTGAGCAACGTGGTCCACGACACGGCCACCAAGTCCAGCACCTGTCTCCGCAAGGAGCTGCGGATGGCAGCGGAGAAGAAGAATCGCAACCCAGCGCAGGTGGCGTACGTCAGGGCCAGGTCGGCTTCGCTTCGGGCCATCATGAAGCTGCAGCTCGACAAGTCCGTGCGCGAGCTCGAGGCCCTGCGCCTGGCAGTCCAGGCAATGGCGGACGATGTGGATCTGGGGCCGCTGCTCGACAGCTGCCCTGAATAGTCCCTGATTTCAGGGGTTGGCGAGTTCTTTGTAGACGGCCGGTTGCCACGTTGGCGCCGGCCTTTCTTGTTTCCCGGGAGGTGTCCCATGTCGATGAAGAAGAGTGTTCCCACCCGCAGCCACAAGAAGGCTGCCCCCCAGTTCCGGTTCGTGTCTCTCGCTCGGGCGGCCACTGCCCTGTCGCAGGAGCTGCCCCCGCAGCTGGCTGTCACAGTCCCGGAGCTGTCGGAAGCCTTGCGGGAGATGACCCCGCGCGACGGCGGTGACATGGCCGTCGAGATCTTCCGGAGGCTCGACTCATGAAGCACGCCATCGACTTTGAGCGCGCCGTGCAGGCCACTGCCGGCCAGCTCGATTCGCTCGTGTCGTTTGTCAATGCGTACCCGCTGCAGGCCATCGCTTGGTGCGCTGTCCTGATGGCGGTGCGATCCCTGGTGTATAGGAGCAGGTCGTGACACAGCCACGCAAAGTTCCGACAGTCCACCTTCCGCTGAAGCCCAAGCAAATCCAGGTCCTGCACGACGTGCTGGACGACTGGCTTGACGAAGCTGCAGCAATGGAGATGGCAGACACAGGCTACGGCGTCACTGAAGACGACGTGGCGGTGGTGCAGGCGCTTGCGACCCAGCTCAGAAAGCTGGAGCAGTCCCTGACTCCCCACTGAGCAGGCCGCCCGGCCTGCCTTCTCTTCACCCCTGTTCAGGGAGGTTCCCATGGCACGTGATGTGGTACCGGTGCGCCTCGACCGCCGACCAGTCGGGTCGGTGTTCGGGGCCAATGGCTGTTTCTACTTCCTCCTCGAAGACCCGCGCGACCCCAAGCCGCGCGGCCCCTACCCGAGCGAGGCCGATGCGATCACTGCGTGCGCCAACCAGGCGTACTCGATGACCATCGCGGATCAGTGGGAGCTGATGGTCGACACCTGACGCTCCGAAATGTGTACACTCGTACACCTCCCGCCGCCGGGCTGGCAGTTGCCTGCGGGCTGCTGGCCCGGCGGTTTCTTTTCACCCCAAAGGAGAATGCCATGAGCATTCAAGTGGCGGGCCAGTCCGCCGTCGTGTTCGGTACGAATCGGGCCCACGCCCGGTCGGTCGTGAAGGATGCCTGCGAGAAGCAGGGCTGGAAGAACGTGGTCAACCGACCGCCGAGCCAGTCGACTGCCATTCAGGAGGCGATCAAGGAGGTGGCTCGCATGACCACCGTCGAGCCCGAGCTTCCGCTGCTGATTCGGAATCTCACGGCCGACCTGGCGTTCGAGGCAGTGCGCATCCGCAAGGGTGCGACCCGCAACGATGCGATCCACGTGGTGTCCGCTGCGGTGGACGCAAGCCACAAGGTGCAGCTGCTGGAGCTCAACGGCCAGCTGCCGGCGGGCGTGATCGGCACGCACCTGCAGCAGGCGTACGACCAGCGGCGCGACCTGATGTCGCCCGGCCAGCTGCGCACCGCAGTGGCGGGCGTAGTCCGGCGGCTCAATGGCGTAGCGCTTGGCGGTAGCAATCTCTACTACTTGCCGGCGGACGCAGTGTCTCGGTTCGCGCAGTGGCGGGACGACGCCCAGCTCTGGCGGTACCACATGGTGCCGTTCGAGGTGGCGTCTGATCCCAAGACAGTGGAGCACATCGTCAACCAGCTCCACGAGGAGGTGACCTCTCAGTCGCAGGGCATCCTCGACGAGATCACCACTGGCATCGACGACGAGAAGCGGGTCAAGCTTCTGCGAAAGAAGTGCCAGGCGATTGTGTCCAAGATCCGCAGCTACGAGGAGGCGCTCGGGCAGCAGCTCGACTGGATGCGCGAGCCGCTCGAAGCTGCGGAGAACGGCCTGGCTGTCAGCTCCCTGCTCGAGGTCTCTGTATGAGATTCCGGAAGGGCGACAGGGTCATGCTCGTCCACATGGGCGATGACCCAGATCCAGTGAAGCCGGGCACTGAGGGCACAGTGACGCACGTAGAAGAGCTGCGCTTTTTCGGAAGGCCCGCGCAGCTGCAGGTGTCAGTGGACTGGGATGACGGGCGTCGCCTGTCCTGCCTGGTGCCGCCGGACGTGATTGTCCGGGTCGATCCAAGCCTGCCCTGATTTCAGGGGTCGGCGAGTTCTCTTTAGACGGGGCCAGCGTGGCTCCGTCTGTCTCTTTCCTTGAGGAGGCCTTATGGCTACTCAGCAGACTAAGAACGAAGCGTGTTTCATCGCCCTGCAGGTCGTGCCCACCATCGTGTGGGGCGGCACTGGGGTAGGCAAGACGACGGTGCTCGGGCAGCTGGCCCGCGCACTCGACCGGACCTTTCACTTGCTGATCGGTTCGACCCACCTGCCGGAGGACTTCTCCGGCTACCCCGATGCTGACCGGCAGCTCGGTGTCATCCGGATGCTGCCCACCCAATGGGTGGACAAGTTCAAGGATGGTGCCGGGTTCCTCCTGCTGGACGAGTTCACGTGCGTGCCTCCGACGACGATGGCTGCGGAGCTGTCGCTCATCACGGAACGACGCGTGGGTGATGTCACTCTCCCGGAGTCGACCATCATCGTGGCGGCGGCCAATCCGCCGGAGCTGGCTCCCGGAGGCAACACGCTCCCGCCCTCGATGCGGTCGCGGTTCTTCCACTGCAAGTGGCAGATCGACCAGGCGGAGCTCTACAAGGGTTACCGCAACGGCCTGAACTGGAGCGCGCCTCCGTTTCCGGTCGTGCCCGAGAGCCACAGGGAGCTGTACCCCAAGTACGGCTCGCTCGTGGAGGCGTTCCTGCGCTCGGCGCCGGACTGCCTGGAGAAGCTGCCGCAGTCGGACGAGACCCTCTCGTTTCCGAACCCGCGCACTTGGTCCTACGTGGTCAAGTGCCTGTCGGCGGCGGAGGCTGTCGGCCACCGGCTCGGCAGCTCGGTGGTCACGGACCTCGTGGTCGGGTGCGTCGGCGACGCAGCCGGCGCTGAGTTCCTGCGGTACATGAGCCAGCTGGATCTGATTGATCCGGCTGCAATCCTGGAAGGGACGGAGGCCTACAAGTACGAGGCCGGCCGCCCCGACCTGCAGATCTGCCTGCTGACTGGGCTGGTCAAGGAGCTGCGCTCCCAGACCAGCGCCGAGCGGTGGGCCAGGGCTGCGAAGGTGTTCGTCGAGATCGGCGAGCACGAGATCGAGACGTTCCTGACCCAGTTCAAGAGCCTTTGGGCGCCCGTCGCGAAGGGCGGCGTGCGTCCCGATGGCTGGACCCCCCCTCAGGCCCTCATGCAGAAGCTGATGAAGCTTGTGCCGAGCGGTCTCAAGGACTGAGGAGAAAGCATGAAGGTCAAAGACCTGGACTTTTACGAGTTCGATCCGGATGAGGACAACGGGCTGGTGCCGGACAGCAAGGAGTCGTGCATGCGGATCATCCGCGCCACCGCTCACGCGATGAGCGAGGGCCAGATCCCTGGCGACTCCGCAATGCGGTTCGGGCTGTTGTTCTCCGTCATTGCCAAGCTCGCCATCGAGTGCGGCAAAGCGGTACGTGCGGCCAAGAAGGAGTCCCCTCTCGAGGCGCACGAGAAGATCGAGGTTCTGGCCAATCACTCGATGGCCATGTTCGTGGCGGCTGCCGTCTCGTGGGCGGAGGCCGTAGATCAGAACGCCAATCAGGTCGCCGCGTTTGGCGACGACTAGAAAGGAGACCATGTTATCCAAAGTCCGTGCCGCACAAGCTCGTGCGGCGTTGGCGGCCGGGCGGGTGCGTACCTTCGGGTACGCACCCTACCTGGCCACCTACATCTACTCACTCAGCGAGCAACCGAGCCCTGGCTCGGGAACCTGCGGCGTGAGCATGGACGGCGTGATCCACTGGGACCCCGAGTTCGTCGAGGCCCTTGACGTGGACACGCTGGCCTACGTGATCCTGCACGAAGCGTTGCACCTGATCCTCAGGCACCACGCCCGTGCGCAGGAAGCTTACGGGGACCACCCCGAGCCCAACCTGCAGCTCGTCATGAACATCGCCGGCGATCTCTGCATCGAGCAGATCCTGGCTTTCATGCGCCCGCTGCGGCCGGCTGGGGCTGTTCATCTTGGTGCCGAGTGTCCGCAGCTCGGCATCAAGCTGGACTTCCCGGAGAACAAGGAGTTGCTGGAGTACTACTCCATGATCCTTGCTGCTGTGCGCAACCGACCCAAGGGCGGTGGCGGCAGCGGCGAAGGACAGCCGGACGGTGAGCCCGAGCAGGCCGGCGAGACTGGCGGTTCGGGCGACAGCCGGGCGGAGGCGTCCAAGCCCCAGCAGAAGTCCGGCAAGCCGGGCTCGCGCGAAGGCAAGAACGGACTGGCCGCTCGGGCGTGCGTGCCGGGCACTGGCGGCTCCGCAGCCGACGGCGTGCGCCGGCAGCACGAAGAGGAGGATGATTCTTGGGGCGCGTACAAGGAGAACCTGTACGCCCACAAGCTGGACAACGCTTGCCGCGAGCACGAGAACAAGATGCCCGGCTCCGTTCCAGGAATCCTCAAGCAGGCGCTGGACATTCAGCTGCGACCGCAGCCGGATCCGTTCCAGCACCTCAAGTCGGTCGTCGCTACCAGCACAGCCAACCCACTGGGCGGGCGGCTGGCGACGTACCGCAGGCTGTCTCGCAAGCAGCCGCAGGATGTGTGTCGCCTGCGTGGTCAGCTGACTACGCAGGCCAGTGCGGTCGTGATCGTGGATACCTCCGGGTCCATGAGCGACCGCGAGACGAAGATCAAGGCGCTCACCGTGATCGCCGACGGTCTTCGGAAGCTGAAGTCGGTGAAGGTTGTCTGCGCGGACACGCACGTGCGTTCCTCCCTGCAGCTCTCCAACATCGACAAGTTCACATGGACGGGCGGGGGCGGCACGGACATGGCCGCAGCCCTGATCCAGGTGGACAAGGAGGACCATCCGGACTCGATCGTGCTCATCACAGATGGGTACACAGGCTGGCCGCAACGCCAGCTGCGAGCCCGGACGGTCGTTGCGTTGACGGATCCAGGCTGGGCCAACCAGGTCCCGTCTTGGTGCAAGACAGTTCCCCTTTATCAGGAGACCGCAGTATGAGAAGGAAGCGTAGCCGGAGCCAGGCCGTCATTACCTGGCGTCAGTTTACCCAGCTCTACATGGAGAGCTGGTCGGCGGGTCACACGACCCGGGAGTTCGCGGATCGGGTGGGCCTGCTCACCAGGCAGGTTCATCAGAAGACCAACTACCTGAAGCGCAAGGGGGTGGCCCTGCCCCCGCTGCGCAACTCGCGCGGCGGCAGCTCCGGCTCGGAGCTGGACATCCAGGACCTCAAGTCCCTGGTCTCCAGCTACCGGCACGACACAGAGACGTACCGCAACGGGCGGGTCGTGACGGTCTGACGATTCCTGGTTTCTCAATCCCTTTGGCCGGCCCGGTGGCGTGCGTTGCGCTGCCGGGCCGGCCTGTTTTCTTGTGAGTCAACAATGTTTCTTGCACAGACACGGAACAAGAACAAGACGGTTCTGGATTGGGCCGAGCTCGAAGCGGCTGTCACGGAGCGGCGTCGCCTCACGCGCACGACGCCCGAGAGCGAGCGGTGCGCGGAGATTGCGACTGCGCGGTTTGGCGACAGGCACTGGGCTCATCTTCACGACCGCCTGGTGGCGCACGGGTCCGGAGAAAGCATCGAGCTGGCCTACCTGTATCACAGTCCCGGCACAACTCTGGCCGACGACAAGCTGGAGCATGGCCTGGCCTTCGTTTATCCGGCGGCTGGGGGTCGCACTCAGTACAAGGTCTGCGAGTCGGCGCGGGGCCACTTCATGAATCGGTGGCTGCCGTTCAACGCTTCAGACCGCACCATCAGGTCCCGCTATAAGAACTGGAAGTGGGCGTGGGGGGCGGGCGGCATGTACCAAGAGGGCGTGGGGCCTGTCCTCCTGGACTGCGGCATCGCTGCCCTGCGGCAGAAGCCTTCGGACATGCTGGCTCGCGTGGCATCTGCCGGCGCGTGGGTGTCCGATGAGTTTCGCGCAGCAGCGACGCGCCTGCTCGAGGCGTTCGACGGCTGGCAGGACACGTTCGCGGACACGCGGTTCAAGTTTGAGGAGCACGGGCTGCGCGCGCGCGAGCGGCACCCGGACACCATCACGCTCCGCCCGAACCGCGAGCACGGAGCAAGCACGTCACTGATCGTGACGCACCAGTTCACGCTCCGGCTGCGTCGGCCCTTCGAGCAGACCGAGCGTGGGTTCATGTCCGTCCCTGACTTCGCCGTCAGCGTGATCCCGCAGCCAGAGGATCTCGGCTTCGGGCCGAAGGTGATGTACTCCCTCTCCCGCATGCACATCGGCAGCAGCGGCGAGTGCATGTGGAACAAGGACGAGCAGCCAGCCAAGCTGCTCACGACCAGTCTGTCCGATGTGCTGCACGTGGCCCGCGAGTTCTCTGCTGCCAGCGTTTTCATTCCCGCATTGTAAGGAGGTGCACCATGAAGGTTAATGTCACGGTCCGGTTTTACATGAAAAACCTGGAGCTGCCGGACACCCTGGATCCGATGCTGCTCAACAAGCGTGGCTGGAGAACCCGCTATGGGTCCTTCTATGCGACAGAGGGCCCGGATGCCAGGCCTAAAGGCCCCTACGATCGCGAGCCCGACTTGTTCGTGCAGGCGGCGCGGGCCGAGCTCGAGGAGTTGCTGGCCAAGCACGGCGCCAGCGCGCTTTGCGGGCACGTCGAGATCGTTCCGGAGGATGCGCGCGAGTGCTAGGATATCTACCATGATTGTCTACGGGTACGGACGGCACTCGACCGACAAGCAGGGCCTGACCGAACAGGCCCAGCGCACGAAGGTCGAGTCCTATATCCAGCTGCATCTGCCCGACGAGCAGTACGGCGGCTGGCTATACGACACCGCCGTCAGCGGCAGCAAGCCCCTGTTCGAGAGACCGAAGGGGCGTGAGTTGTGGGCACTGGTTCAGCCGGGCGACCACATTGTGGTTGCCAAACTGGACCGTGCGTTTCGCCGCACCATCGACGGGCTGCGGTCCCTCGAGATGCTGGAGGCGAAGAGGGTGTTCATTCAGTCTGCCGACCGGCAACTGGACACGAGCACTGCCATCGGACGCGCAGCCGTCACGATCACGCTGGCGTTTGCCCAGCTGGACCGGGACCAGGCGTCCGAGCGGACACGTGATGCGATGGAGGTGAAGCGCAAGGCTGGGCTCCCCACCGACGGCACCGCCCCTATTGGGTGGCGCAAGGTAGGGACCGGCAAGCAGTCGCGGTTCGAGCCCTGCGGGGTCGATCGGGACCAGGCGCTTACGATTGTCGGCCTGCGGGCCGGTGGCTGGTCCTACGAGGATCTCGTGGAGCGGCTCCGGGCGGACAAGGTGCGCAGGCCGAATGGCTATCTGTGGAATCGCAACAGCGCCCGGGCTGCGGTGGCTGCTGCGCATGCTGGGTTCCCAAAAATCCGGCCAGTAACTCGACGGCGCTCTTGAGCCTAGCCCTCACTGCCTTCTGGGCCAGGCCGGTGCTGTCCGAGATTTCCCGGACGCTCATGCGTCCGTAGTATCTGCTGGCAATCAGGGCTCTTTCCTGCGCCGGCAAAGACTCCAGTGCGGCGGGGAGCATCCGTTCCTCGCCGCGCTGGGGCTTTGCGGCACTCTCCGCCAGCTCAAGCGACACCCTCTCGGGGCTGTCGTATCTTTGCCGCTGGGATTTCGCCAGCTCCTTGAGGATCGCGTTCCGGATAGCCGAAGAGAAGTAGGTCGTGACCTTGCTCTTGTCCGGATTGTAGGTCTGTGCCGCCCGGCAGATAGCCACATACGCCACCGAGCTGGCGTCTATTCGGGCGATCCTCTTGCGGATACCAGGGTACGACCTACCCATGGCATTGATCACCACCGGAACGATGGCCATCGCCTCTTCGGCCAGCTGACGCTGGCGCTTGTTCATCTTTCGCATCGCGCGCGCACCCGTGTACGGGAGTTCAGCCTACCAGCAGGCCGCCTCCGAGCGCGACCCGACACTACTCGGGCGGCTGGCCGGATCGCTCTGGCTGCATGGCCCACAGCAGCTTGGTCTGCTCCTGGACGGCAGACGTGATTTCTTTTTGGGTGGTCGTCATGTCGCGCAAGAACTGCTGGTGCGACTCCACCATCGGGATCACGATGTCCACGCGCACAAACCACAGCACGGCGGTTGCCAGCGCCAGCCCGAACCCGTACCGCTCAACCATCTTGAGGGCCGTCTCGTACACATCGACGCTGCTCATCTGCCGCCCCCCTTTAGTGCATGCTGCCATAGAGCCATCTTGGTCCGGCGGTTGCGCTTCTCCAGCCACCACTTGAGGATCACCTGGATCACGGCCGACAGCAGGGCCGGGAGAATGATCGCCAGGAGCACGCTGCCAGACCTCGCCTCGCCGTGCAGGGCGGCATACATCCGACTCACATCCGCCTGCGTGGCATCAAGGATTGCCTGCTTGCGGTCGTCCTTCCAGCTGTCGCCGGACAGCAAGTCGTCGATCGGCCAGGCCGCCACAGCCAGCAGGACCATGTCCCTGATCCGCTCCTCGCCAACAAGCCTGGCGCGAAACGGCAGCCGCGACCGCACGTGCTGCACCAGCTCGTCCGGGTTTGAAGTGGAGGCAGCAGACATGATCACCACTTCACCTTGTGCGACCAGTACCGGGCCGAGAACTTGTCGGGGTTCGAGTCTTGGGCGTTGTGCCTGGCGTAGTAGCTCTTGCGCCTGGCCTTCTCTTCTGCGGACTGCGGGTTCGCGCCCGCCCCCTCGACGCCCTGCTGCCCGAAGCGGACGACCTTCTCGTCGCCCTCCTTGCAGGCCCGCACGACGTGGGACTTGGTGTCATGGCCGGGAGTTTTCTTGGGCTGGTTGCAGCGCAACCCCTCGAGCATGCTCATTGGCTAGGTCCGATGGTCTCGGGCGTCATACTCCGCGCGTGGATCCCACACTTCCAACGCCCCGTCCTTGTCTGGCCTGAGCTTCTGGCCAGGCGGGGGCCTGCCTATCCCCGTGTTGCGCTCCTTCTTGATAGCCGTGCGGACATTGCCGCCCTTGTTGCCACTCTGCATCATGCCGTCCGTAGCAGGTGCCAGCAGCCGGGAACGGCCTAAGGCGGGCTGTGACCTTTTGCGTGGACCAACCTGCGAGATGCCGATCTCCTCGCCTGCATCCCGTAGATTCCGGATTCGGTCTTCCGTGCGCTCGTCGCTCATCGGCACACCCCGTTCTCGCAGCGCTGCGGCTTGGGCCTCTTGGCAGCGCATGGGCAGGTGGCTGGGCACTCGCACCAGACCCTCGTGATCCCGTCGCCGGTAGGCACCATGCCCGTCCCGCCGCACTTGCCGCAGCACTTGACCGGGACTGGCTTGGGCGGCGGCGCATCAGAGGCCGGCGCGAACGCCAGCCACACTGCCACGAGCGGGACTGAGATCTTCATCCGAGCACCGCCTTTGCTCCCCAGTCCTTAAGCTGCCGCCTAGGGAATCCGCTGACGTTGCTCACGGCCCATGTCCCTCCCTGCGCAATCATCCGCTGGGCCGCAGACTGGCTAACCCAGAACGAACCGCCTGGTTGGCCGTGCACCAGCGGCCCCTGGATCCAGCTCAGGCCCCAGCTGTTCTGGATCAGGAACCGGCAGTCGCCTGGGCGCGTGTCGTCCGCCGCCGTCCAGGCCATCGCGTGATGCCAGGTCCCCTGCGGGCTGCTCATGCCGTCCGCGTTTCGCGAATGGCGAAAGCCCACGTCCGAGCAGCACAGCACGCCATACCCGTTGGCGATGGCGTCGCGCGCCTGATGCCAGTCCTGGATCAGGCTGATGGTCCCCACTCGGTGCTTGGCGGCGGCATCCGTCACTGGAGCCGGGACGCCAGGAATGCCCCACCGAATCCCGATCTGAGCGTTGTACTTGGACAGGTCGAGGTTGAGCTCGGGGTAGTTTCGGCGCAGCATGCAGCCGCCTGTCCGGTGGGCCCAGCGCACCAGCTGTGAGCACACCGCCCCCTGGCCGGCGTGGCCGCGCGCACCATACAGCGGCTCGGTCGCCGTCCGGTCGATCCAGTCCTCAGTCGAGGCCAGGTCAGGGTCGTTGGCACGGGCTACGTCGATGGCGTTTCGCAGGGCATGACTTACGCAATCGCCCGTCGTCTGCGCCTCGTCGTATGGCCTCCGTCCGGTGGCCTGCTCGAACGACACGACCGCCTGAAAGGGCAGGCTCAGCTTGCCGGCTCCCGTCTCGGCCAGCGTGTTGCCGAAGAACGGCATCGGCAGCGAGCGCACCAGAAGCGCCGTATCCTCCGGGTCGCAGTACGACCCGAACAGCCCGTTGTCGTACAGGCGGACGATTTCTTCTGGGGAATACACGTCCGACATCCGGGCACCTACTTCACGGCAAGGAATGCCCGGGCTGCTTTGTCGCGCAGGTCTGGAGTCAGCGGCACGTCGGTGCTGCCGATCGCCTCAAGGAGATAGGCGTCGAGCTTTTCGCCCAGCTGCGGGTACTTCCCCACGATCCCGGTGTGAGCAAACGCCATGCGGAGCGCGTGCTCATGCCGCTGGCGCAGCTGGAGGGTGGTCGAGACCAGCGGCTTGGAGCTGGACCCGTCCCGCGCGACGATGTCGGCGAGCGCCTCGTAGAACGCCCGGATGTTGGCGGCGTCGCCGCGCGAGACGCCAGCAAGAATGCCTTCAGCTTCCGGCGCGACGGGGACTGGCAGCTTGGGCACCCCCACCGCCGACACGGCGCCGGCGATCACGGCCACCGCAAGCAGGACGGCGGACAGAACATGGCGACCCGGCATGGCTACTTCCCTTTCCCGGCCGGCTTCGGTCCTTCCACGAGCGCGTCGATCAGGGCGCGAGCCGCAGATGCGACTGACGCCTGCTCGGCGGCGGTGGCATCCTCAGCCAGCTGCAGCAGGCGGTTCACCCACCCGGCCCGGCTGGCAACGTCCAGGGGCGAGCGCCGGACTGCGACGAACGCAGGCCCCAGCGCAGTCCCCACTGCCGCCAGCAAGCTCAGCACGGCCACCCAGCCCAGAACGCTCACGACTCAACCTCCTGCTGGGCCAGGTTTGTCGCGAGCGCCTGCACGTACTCGAACAGGGCCTGGCCCTCTGGCGTCTTGAGAATGTCCTCGAGCAGATCGACTACGTGGTCGTCGATTTGCGTGTCCGTCTTGTCCGCGACCCAGCGCAACACGGCAAAAATCTTCAACGCTCGATCCAACGGGGTAGACGCTCCGGTAACGGCGGAGACCAGCCCAATCAACGGCGACCACTCCACCAGAACGCGGAGCTTTTCGGCAATGCTGGGCATACTCCACCTCCGCCAAGTACAGGACTTTCGCCACCACTTGGTTTATGTCCCCGTGCGCCCCACTCTCTGCCATGATCCTGGAACGCACTCTGGGGGCGCTTACTCCGAGATGCAGGCAGACCTCCTCCAGAGTCAGCTCGCTCTCGGGCCCCCAAAACACCCACCTCCAGGCGACGGCAGCGTTGTAGAGCTGCCGGCTGGGGCCGTTTTGCCGCATCGCAATCCGGCGGGCCGAGTGCTTTTTACCCAGCCACTTACACAGCGTTACCGTGTGGGCCATGACGCCCACCATGAAGTCCTTCCACGCCTGCTCGGCATCGAAAGAGGGACTCCATTCCCTCGTTTCTGTGGTCACTTAACTGGCGCCTCGCAAAAGCCGGTACGAAGAGTCCCCTCATTGAGCTCCGGCCACACCTCAAGAGAGTGAATTGCGCCCATCAGATTCCAGGCGGCGTGGCCCAGATGGTCCTCGTTCCTGTCCCCTCCCAGAAACAGGTACACATGCCGCAGGGCGTGGTTGATCATGTCGCGAGCCGGCATGCCGCGCTCCCAGTTGTAGTCGCCGTATTTCTCCGCGCCCTCTGCGCAGGCCTGCGCTACGGCAGCCAGGCCAATCGGACTGACCAGGTCGTACCGCGTCGCCTCCGCATCGGAGGACCGCACCGCACCGCTCTGGTACTTCACTCGCTCGCTCTCCATCTGCACAACACTCTTCATTTCACCATCTCCTTGAACCGGGACTCAAACTCTGACTTGGCTTCGTACCAGGGGAGCGGGACGCCGATCCTGGCCGGCATGCACTCACCCAATCCCCAGTCGTGCTGCACCGAAAACAGGGCAGCCTTCTCTGCCGCGAGCGCCGCGCGGTCCGCCAGCTTCACCGGCTCCGGGATCGGCCAGCGCATACCAAAGGCGCGAGCAACGGCCCGCTGCACCCGCTCCTCGATCTCCTGGTAGCACGGCAGTAGGGACTTGAGCGGCGTGGCGACATCTCCCAAGTAGGCTTCGCTGGCGTCATGCAGCAGGCCCCAGAGTGCCAGGTCGTCGGGCAGCAGCCGGCTCACGTGGACGCTGTGCTGGGCCACTGAGTAGGGCGAGGTGCTGTGACCAGTGAACCGGTTGATCATGCTCAGGGCGTGAGAGATGTCAGCCAGCCTGACGTCCAGGTGCGTGAACTTGGCCAGGTCGATGAGCTTGCCAGAGAACGTCTGCATGGTGGTGGTGTTCACAGTCGGCCCTCCAGTTCGTGCATGGGGCGCAGAGCGCTCTTGGGAACAAAGAACGCCGCCCCGTGATTGCCGTGATCAGCCAGGAACTCAGGCCGCTTGGCGTCTTCGCCTCGCATCCACCCGTGCACCACGAAGTCCTTCGGACCCCCAGTGACCAGCACGAAAGCGCTCGAATCGCTGTCGTCGCGCCGGACGATCAGGTCGTAGGTGTGCTTGGAGCGGGTGCGCACCTCGATCTCGCGCCCCACATCGGCTGCCGCCTTGAAGGTGTTGACCCCTCCGCTCCAGTAGCGGCCTGTGGCTTTGGCGAACGCGCACTCGCCGCAAGCACCGAGCACATGAATTGACCACTCGTCGTTGATTGGCATCCGGTTCTGGCAGCCCATGCGCATGGCCTCGACGTTCCGGGACACGCCCACGAGCGCCGCTCGGCTCAGCTCGTACCACTCCAGCGAGACCGTCATCGGCCCTCCTTGAGCCGGTAGCCCAGCGCCCACAGGATCCGGGTCAGGTCGTCGCCCTGCTGGGTGACGTGCTCCTCGCTCTGCGTCGGGTTGGCGGCGTGCAGGAACTCGTGGATCTCGGTGTTCAGTCGAGCTCGGCCCTGGAGCCGCGTGTCGACGAGCACCTTTTTCTTGACGTACAGGTTCTTGGGGTCTGGCATGTACGTCCACCCCTGGGCCGCTCCGCGAAGGACCGTGTAGCGCCATAGCCACTTCACTCCGTTGATTGAAAAGTGATGATCGCCTGCCATCACCCAGCCCTCAGGATCTCACCGGCCACCGTTGCCAAGTCGCTCAGCCGGCAGGTCACCAGCCAGTCCGTCCCGTTCTTCCTGTGCAGGAGCACGGGGGCCAGCGAGCCGCACTGCTCGAGCGACTTCTCCATCACCGCCTGAATGTTCAGGGACTGAACTCGCTTGACCTCCAGCCACAGGCCAGGCAGGCCAGGAGCAATGAGGTCGGATGCGCTCTCCGTCCCGCTGTGCTGCTGGGACCGCCGGGCATGGGCTCCCGGAGCAACCCGATTCAGCTCGGCCGCAGCCTCCAGCTCCCCGACCTTCCCTTTCCGACGGCTATTGATGGCCATGTCTAGAAGCTCCACCGGGAAACCGTTGCGACGCCGGAACCGAAGAACGCGTTCGGGGTACGGCTCTGGCCCGTAACCCAAATGTCGTCGCAGTCGGAGGGAAGCCAGGAACTCTGGGTCGTAGTGCTGGTCGTCCACCTCTCGCTTGGCGGTGAGGCACATTCCCTTCGAGAGGTCGTGCTGTCCGCCGCTGTGGAGCCCGTCGTGGCACCACATGCAGAGGCGCAGCAGGTTGCGGCGGTCGTGCTTCCGGCCGGCGCCCCCGACGAGATGGTGAATGTGAAGGCTGGCTCGCGACCAGCAGACAGCGCAAAACTGAAACTCACTGGCGAAGGCTCCAAGAACTGCATTGCTCATTCCTCCTCCCTGGACACATGCTCGCAGGCGGCACGCACCGCCTCATCAAATGCGATCGCCTCGTCGTAGCTGGAGAAGCTGGCCTCCCAGCGATACACCGCACGCTGGTCCGACCCGGCCTGAACATCCCGGATCTCCAGGATCACAACCGGCCGGCGACGGATCGCCCCGCCGATAGCCTCCACGATCGACCTGCACCCCACGCCGTCCTCGAAGATGGCTTTGAGGGCTTTGCCAATGAACTTGCTCATGGCGTCTCCTTGGTTAGAAGCTGAACCTGCAGCCACACGGCAGCAGCAGAGAGCCAGGCCGCGAGGGCGCTGACATCCTTCGGGTTCGTCAACTGAATCACCTCCGTGCAGTCAAGCACAACGCTGGGCACGTCCTCGCAGGTGCCAAGCCAGCCTTCCTCATCGCCGACGCCAAGC